ACCAGTTACAGAAGTGGCCACAAATGGAGTTCCTAACGTGGTCGTATCTGAACCAGCACCAGCGCAACCAACTACTGAACAACCAGTAGCAGAAGCGCCTATCCAACCTGCACCAGCAGTAGTAGAACAACCAACAGAAAGCGAGACAGAACATGAAATTCCTACACCGACAAGCGAAGCGAGTACTAGTGAAAACAATGGAGGTAGCAACAATGAGTAAGATTACATTAGACCAAGCAAGAATCGATATGTACATTAATCTATTGAAACGTAAAGCGATTGACTTTTCATTTGTCAATAAGCGCTTCAAAGACCGTGTGCGAAAAGAATTGGAACGAATTGGGTTGAGCCATTTAGCGAACTAGCGAGGTGTTTATGGATGTCTTTGAAAAAATAGAACACTTTTTCACTAGCGTAATGCCAGTGCTAACTCCAACAATTATTGCTTGGATAAGCTATCGGTTACCGAAAAAAGCCAAGGAAGAAACAGATAAAATTGTCTCGGAACTAACCGATGTCAAGAAACAGATTGAAGATGTCCAGACTACCGCTAAAGATAGCAATTCCAAAATTGATGAAGTCCAAGAGAAGTTGAAAATACACGATGAGGCGCATCTAAATACCATGAAGTTGCGACTTGACCGTGATATGCGACGTGCTATTAATAGAGGGTATACCTCTAGAGATGAATTCTCCCTAGTAGAAAGCATGCATAAAAGCTACAAAACTCTAGGAGGCAATGGCTACATAGACCGTTTATTCAGCGATTTTGAAAAATTAGATATCAAAGAAGGCATCTTAATAGATGATTAGAAAGGGGGCATGGAATGGGATGTAGTAATACGACTAATTTGACTCAGGTTGACGGAGGCGTTCGTGTCAAGCAGGGAGATTTGTCTTCTACTTTTGGATTTGAATTGCAAGATGAAAATTTCCGTGGTATTGCTTCTCTTGAGGGGCAAGAAGCTCTTATAACCCTAACAAAAGATAAATATTGTTGGAAGACAAAATCACTCGTCAAGGATCAATCTGTTAGCTTTAATTTAGATAGTATTCTGCCAAACGGTAAATACCGTGTAGAAATTTCGGCTGGGGGATATATCTTTCCAAGCGATCGAAAAACTTATATTGAAATTGAAGCGTCGGATAAAGAATTGGTTCTTGAGGTAGTTCATACTCTCAAAGAGCTGGACATCGCTGAAGAAGTTAAAAGACAGCTTAGCGAAGGTGGAGCGTGTCCGGAAATTCCAGACCTGCTCATGTACTATAACTTAGGAAAGGTATAAAACATGGATACAAGTAAATTAATTGCATTCGCTCAGGCGTTGGGAGCGGATAACAAGATGATGAAGCAGTTAATCGATACAAAGATTGACAACGCTACGTTAATGCAAGCAATCGAGCAAGCGAAAACAGCAGTTAAAAATGACATTCTTGGTGATGGAGTATCTGAACAGTATGATACACTCAAGGAAGTCGCCGAAAAAATCGCCAGCTTAAGTGGAGATGTTGAGACTGCAGTTGTGCAGAAATTGGCTGATCTCGGCCGTCGGATTGATGAGTTCGCCAATCTTGACCTGGTCGCAACGTATAATGCAGCGAAAGCGTGATTGCCATGAATAACCTTGAAAATCTAGCAACAGCTATTGGTACAGATATCAAGGATATCAAGACGCAAGCTACCAACTCTCAAGCAAAGATTTCGGCTAATACAGAGTCCATTGCCCGTATCACGACTCAAATAGATAGTCTTGCGACAAAATCAGAGGTAAAACAAGATATTGATGGCCTTGCGAAAACACTTGCGAAAGTGCAGGTCGGTGGTAGGAATTATTATCGAGACTCTGAGAAGGTTCGAACAAGTACACGTTTCTTTCCATTTCCTATACACCCCTACCTTTCACAGGAAAATATAGGTGAAACATGGACATTATCGTTTGATTTAAAAATCAACGAAGGTGGTGAGATTCGTTCTCTGCATTTTTATCACTATCAAAATAACCGCTTCGGTCTGAAAGCTAGTGCAAACATCACTCCAAGTAAAGAATGGCAACGGTTTACGTTCACAGGTCCAGTTATCTTCCCAAATGATGACTCTCGTTATTCGAGGGGAGAGATGGCCTTGTACGATTATGGTGGAAACAATAATTATTCCGTTCGTAGGATTAAGCTTGAAAAAGGTACTCTAGCGACTGACTGGAGTCCTGCGCCAGAAGATGCACAGACCCAAGTAACCGAAACCCAAGAGAGCTTGAGGGGGCTTGAGCGCAAGTTTGAGACGTTTAAAGAACAACAATTCACGAAAGAGGAATTTAACTCGAAAGATTGTATTACTGGAAGTACAGAATACCAAGTTTTGAAACACCAAGTTGAATCTTTAGTGAAGCAAACACAGACTTTACAGGAGCAATTGGCTCTTGTTAAACCTGCACCAAGACGGGCGCCGATGGCTTATACGATTGATTTAAACAATACACCGCCTATTGCATGGTTTGATAATGGATGCGGTTTGGATATAGGGGGTAACCTTATACTTTTAGGCGCAAACAGAAGTCAAGGCTTTGGGAATAATGCACCGCTTTATGACTTTCCAAATGCAATCATTAGAACATCAATGGGAATCATTAACGTCGATGTTTGGAAAAAAGCGAATTTCGATTATTGGCACGCTACAGTAAAAGTACTGAATCCGCTAAAATCAGCAGATGATTATGATTGGACCAATGCAAGATTATCAGAACAAGGTAGTCTTGCATCTTGGCGATGGGATAATCAAAAAAACGTCATTCGCGTTATGTATCAATTAGGTGTTTGGGACGGGAAAACCGTCGAAAGTTTAGGTGCAGTAAGGCGCTAGAAAGGAAAATAATATGATTAACTGGAAAGTAAGATTAGGAAATAAATACTTTTGGCTGACTGCCATTCCAGCATTTTTGCTTGTCTTGCAAGCTGGTGCAGCAGTCTTTGGATATCATCTGGATTTGGGTGATATCGGCAACAAGCTGATTCTGCTTGTCAATGCGGTATTCGTATTCTTGACTGCTATCGGTTTGGTCAATGACCCAACCACAAGCGGAATCACAGACAGCACACGAGCGTTAGAATACAAGAAACCAAGTGAGGAATAATATGGATATCGATACAAGCAGACTACGTACAGACTTGCCGATCGTTGGGTTTGAGCCTTTCCGTCAAGTACATGCCCACTCAACAGGCAACCGAAACTCAACCGCTCAGAACGAGGCGGACTACCACTACAGAAAGGACCCTGGACTAGGGTTCTTTTCTCATGTCGTTGGAAATGGCCGTGTCATGCAGGTAGGTCCTGTAAACAAGGGAATGTGGGATGTTGGGGGCGGTTGGAATGCTGAGACCTATGCAGCAGTTGAATTGATTGAAAGCCATTCAACTAAAGAAGAGTTCATGACAGACTATCGCCTTTATATCGAATTGCTACGAAATCTAGCAGATGAAGCAGGTTTGCCGAAAACTCTTGATACAGACGACCTAGCAGGTATCAAGACGCACGAATACTGTACGAATAACCAGCCGGATAACAGTAGCGACCACGTCGACCCGTACCCATATCTTGCGAAATGGGGTGTTAGCCGTGAACAGTTTAAGCGAGACATTGAGAACGGGTTAGGCTCTGAAACAGGCTGGCAGAAGAATGATACAGGCTATTGGTATGTACACTCAGACGGCTCTTATCCAAAAGATAAGTTTGAGAAAATCAACGGAACCTGGTATTACTTCGACGGGTCAGGCTATATGCTTGCAGACCGCTGGAAGAAGCACACAGACGGCAACTGGTACTGGTTTGACCAATCAGGTGAAATGGCCACAGGCTGGAAGAAAATCGCTGAGAAGTGGTACTATTTCGACGTAGAAGGTGCCATGAAGACGGGTTGGATTAAGTATAAGGATACATGGTACTACCTTGATAGTAAGGGTGGAAACATGGTATCTAATGAATTCGTCAGAGCAGGTCAAGGCTGGTACTACATCAACCCAGACGGCAGCATGGCAGATAAGCCAGAATTCACAGTTGAGCCAGATGGGCTTATTACGACAAAATAAAATGTGATATAATAGTTATGAAGTAACGGAGGAAATTATGGAACATGAAAAAATCGGTCAGGTTACCGATGAAGTAAAAGAAATTTTTAATATTGTTCTTGAAGCAAGTGAAATCAAGGTCAACAAAGAAGGTTTGAGAAGTCATATGTTGAAACGCCATCATAATGATGTAATCCATCATATTGAAGACTTGGAACTCATACTAAGTAACCCAGATTTCGTTGGGATTAATCCACGAGAGAAAGACGCAAGTTTTGAATATGTTAAAAGATTTGATGATAATGTTCTTGTTGCCATCAAGTTACATAAAAGCGGCGATTTCTTTTATGTTCCGACCATGTATCGCTTACAAGATTTTAAGTTACAAAGTCGTATCAAGTCTGGTAGAT